TTAATCATCGTTCACCACCGTAACATCTTGGATTAATGTCAATTCTCCACCGGCAATCGTGCGCACTTTGTGATATTGGTCGATACATTGCAAATCCCATTTGGCAGATTCCCACTTCACGCCCTGCGTTTTATCATGTGAGATTGAGATGTGGATAAGGTGATTTTCTACGGCAATTTCTCCTGTTTGAGTTGATAGTTTGATAACATCGCCCCGTTTGGGTTTGATGTGTAAATCAAGTCGGCAGCCGTCAAAATTGACCGCACTTTCTTGGTCGTCATCTTCCACAACCTCAAATGTAAAACCTTCATCGTCGCCCCGAACCATCTCTAAGTCGATTTGTTCCATTTTCGCTCCAATAAAAAAGCCCTAGTTTGAGGGCTGTGACTAAACGTAAATTTGCTGCGTTTCTTTCAAATGATTGTAGATTCGCGCAAGCATAATTTGTGTTGGCGTTTTGCCGATGTCCTCTTTAGTAAAAGGTGCGTCATTAATCGCTTTTGCCGCTTCGGCATCAATCCATTTATATTCACTGATAATCGGTGTGAAATCTGTGACGACGCCGTCATTATCTGTGCCGGTGCCGATAACGTATTTTGCATTGATTGAACCGTCTTCTTGCGTACTGTAACTAGCAATCGCTGAGTACATTGGGTTTAAGATTTTGTTAAATGTTGTCATAAAAGACTCCTTGTTTTAGATAAAAGAAAACCCCGACAGTTTGTACTATCGAGGCTATATTGAAAAAATCGCCTAAATTTAACCGCACTTTTGTGTGGTCTGTGTTTAAACTTTAACCAAAAGCCTTGAATTGGAATAGAGAATAGTTGTAATAAGCGGTTTATCTAGACTGTTCTCGTTACTAGCCCACGCTAATAGCTTTATATTTAATTGCTGATTTTCATTTAGAATGAATGTCGTATTGGTCACTTTCGAGAAACTTCCATTTGCAAGATGAGATAAATTTCCTCTTTTGTACAAAGTTAAATTCTCATTTTCTCCCATGTGGCTGTAATCCGATGTGGTAATATTAAACGGAACTTGTACCCATCGTTTTGCACCAGAAGGCAAAATATTGATTTTTGCTTCATACGCATAGTAATACTCACGTTTTATTACCCCTGTACTATCTTTAGTATCAAAACGTACTCTTCTATCAAGAGCCTTCCATTTATCAACTAACAATGTTTCATAGATATTACCACCCACTAATTGACTTATTCTTAGCGAACCAGTGAATTCACCTGTTATCCCCTCAATCCTTGCCCCTTTTATCAATCCTCCATTAATTGTTGAACCATTAATTGTTGTACCCGATACCACTCCGCCACGAATGTTATTCCCTTCAATAGTCGTCCCTGTGATTGTTCCAGCTGTCACTCGTCCTAAATTCGCACTAATCGCTGATAAACTCGATATATTGAGTTTATCCGCAGTCAATGTCTTAGAGACAACATGCGAGGCATTGATACTGCCTGCTGCCATATTTCGAGCGACGATAGTACCGGCTGCGATCTGATTGCTTGTAATCGTATTGGAAGCAATTTGTTGCGCGGTGATGGTGTTTGTGACAATCGAGCCACCGTGAATCGCCGTTACACCGGCATTTTGCCAAGCAGACGGCTCTTTAGTATGTGCTGTGCATTCCTCAAGCATAGGGCGAGCCACGAACATCCAAGCCCCATTAGGATTAGACTTATCACCATCATAAAAGAAAAAGAATACATCAAGACTAACCGCCTTAGGAGGGGCTTGAAACTTAATAAATACTCTTTTGGCATTATTAATACCTTGAAAGCTATACCTGTTACTAAAACCTTCTTTTTTATTTAATAAATATTCTCCATTAGCCCCTCTTACATCAATATATATTTCTACTCTTTTACAACTATGATTACCCATATACGCTGAAATCATATACCAATGACCTGCATTAATAGCCACATTTTGATGTATTCCACATCTTGAATCGTTACGATTAGTTATTTTATTATGCCACCTTAAAACATTTTCATTTTTTAAATATCCACCTAATTTAAATTCAGTATCTTGCCTACAATATCTTTCTCCTTTCTTATCTTCAGGAACACCTTTCTCAGTAGCAGTCCATCCATCAGGAACACCTTTTGTAGGATTTGCAAAAATCGGGTTATACAACAAATTCCCACCCAACCCAATCGCTAACTTATCCGCTGTTAATTCACCTGCGGCAACGTGACTTGCACGAACCGCACCGGCTTGTAATGCTGCCGTGCTGACGGAATCCGCCGCCATTTTGTCCGCCGTCACAATATTGGCACCTAAGTGTTGAGTGCCGATAACATTTGCACCGATTTGTTGTGCAGTGAGGGTGCCGGTGAGCTGTTTTGTCGGGATTTGTAATTTCCCAACATCAATGCTGTTGTCAACATACTTGGTTCCATTCCACGTGTACAACTTGCCGTCAGTGGTGTTATGGACTTGGTTATAGCCTGCAAACTCATTAACGTTTAATCCCGTCACCGTTTTGATTAGCTCAAGATTGCGTGCCGGCAATGCGGTATCAATCACTTCATTGACGATATTTTGTGACAACTTTTCATTAAGTAGCGCTAATTCTTCGTCAATATCGACCGCACTTTCCGCCCTTAAGCCTGATTGTTGATAAAACGGGCCGACATTAATGCCACGGGTATGACGCAACCAATAGTAACGCACTTGTTTTGCGCCCACTTCGTGGGTGTACATTCGAGCGGTGACTTTTGCAATACGTTTTGCAGTTTGAATATCGTCCGTTTCTGCTGCGAAAATTTCGGTGGCTGTGGCATCGTTGATCCAATCCCACTCAAGGGTAATATTGCCTAAACCACCTGTAGCACGCACGCCTGTTGGGGCAGGAGGGCGGTCGATGGTAAAGGGTTTTGCCTTTTCATTGAGTAGTTGTCCGTTTTGGTTTTTCGCACGAATTACAACGGTATATTCACCATTTTCGAGATCGTCTAAATCAAGTTCGGCTGTTTTTCTCCCTAATTTAGATGAATATAATTTTCCATCTTTATAAATAAAGATGTCATAGGTAACTAATCCAACCCCGCCGGTTGTGTCTGCTGACGCATGAACTTTACCGTCTGGTCCAATGTTGATTTGGATATCACCGACTTTCGGAGTGTTGAGCAAAGTAGTTTCACGAGGTTCAAAATTCGCACCATTATCAACAATCGCCTCTTTTTGCGGTTCGTGTTGAATGGCAGAAATAGTAAATTGATCTTTGCCATCTTTTTCTTGAACTGTAATGCAACGATATAGCTTTGTGACAAGATTTTCATTTGAAATCGTCCACGGGTACTGAACGGCAATACTTATCGGCGGATCAACCAAAGTAATTTGATTATTTTTTACCGCAGCGATTTTTGCGTGGCGCTCTTTGCCTTTGTTATCAACGTAAGAAAAAACTTGCTTTGTTCCAGAAAGAGTAACGTCACGATCCACTGTTATTATTTTTCCGGCTGCGGATATAATTCTTCCACCGATCTCTGTACCAGCAAAATAACTATCAGCAATGCGGATAATATCGCCCGGAATATTGGCTAATCCCTCTCGCCCAACAGTAAATGTTACCATTTCAGTTTCAAGGCGTTCGGTTTCTAAAATCCATTTTGCCATGCGGTGTGCCTGCCCCCGTGAGGTACAACCAAAAGCCGCTTTTTTTAACTGTTTTAAGCCGTTTTTTGCCACATCTTGATCGTCTTGAACAAGCTCAATCGCACTTTTATAGCTATTGAGTTTGTCAAAATAGGTAATTTGGATCGAATTATGACGATCTTTATTAGCAGAAGAGGAATATTCAAATTCTCCATCTATCACATTTGCATTGGTATAAACCCATACCGGATCACTTGGTCGATCTAATACGATAGAAAATTCAGAACCATTCCACACAGGCAAGCCACGGAAGCATGAGCAAATATCATTGATCAAGTCATAGGCTTTGCGTGATTCACTAATCCAAACATTACAAGTAAAGCGGGGTTCTTGTCCACCAAAGCCGTCCGGCACAAGTTGATCACAATACTGCGCTGCAGTATAGAAAGCCCATTTATTGATAGAAAACCCGTCAATACGATGACCGAGCCCGTAACGTTTGTTGGTCATTAAATCGTAAAGCACCCATAATGGATTGTCCGTCCATTCGGTTTTAAATGCACCGTCCCAATAATCGCCGGTGTAAGTACGGGTTATCGGGTTATAGTTAGACGGAACAAGACACTCTATACCGTAGATCTCGTAGCTGCGGGTTGGAATTGCACTAAAATATTCTGAATCGAATTCAATCCCCATTAATGCCGTGTGAGGGTAGGTGTATTCACCTTCAATGATCTCCGTGTAGCTCGCCCAAATGGTTTTATTTTGCAAACGTTGAGACTTGGAATCAGGCTCTACACGTTCAACTTTAAGTAAAAATGGTACTGACGGTAAATTTTCAATATCAAGCTGACGCAAATATTGAGAGCTATATTTACCGGTAATGTTAAGAGGGTAAGTTTGATCTCCGACTGTAACAATGAAATTGACACTAGATCCGAGTGTATCACCTTGATCGTTTTGACTGAAAAGGCTACTTACGCCCAAATGTAAGCGCAATCTAGATACATTCTTATCTGTGATCGTGCGAGTAAGTGGAGATGATTTTTTTACTTCTTGCCCGACATTAACCTCTCTTTCCGAAGTATCAAAATCAGAAAGCTGATCTTGCACTGCAAGACCTTTTCGTCCTTGCCATGTCACGTTTGAAAAATTAAAACTGTTATCGGCATTCTGAATGGGCGTATCGTCTAAATAGATGGATTTCATTCCATCAACCAACCCTTTTACAACACCCTCTGAAATACTTTCAACAACTCGCACGCTTTGTTTTGAGCGTCCTGTTTCAGGAGCTTCATACGGAGTATGTCCGCCGCCACCGCCACCTTTACCCATTTTAATACCTTCCTATAATTTTTCTTACTAAAGCCCCGTCTCGACGCTCAGCCGGTTTTTTCTCTGCTTCGCTTTCGGCATCGTATGTACGAATGCCTTGAGATAAAACGAGAGATCCGCATCGGAAGCGCCCATAACACAATGCCATAGCTCGACCTTGTGCCACCATGTTAGAAATATTAGAAAAACTTGTTGAACTTTGCTTATCTTGCCTGTCATTACCGTTATTTGAGTTTGGTGTTTTCGTTAGCATTTGTGCGACACCGCTTGCCATCAAGCCGACCCCAGCGGCTATTAACGCCCCGCCGCCGGCCCACGACGTGAGAACCCCAACTACAACAAGCACAGCTCCAGCAATAGTCTGAAAAAGCCCTCCTTTTTTCGCTCCGGCTAATACCGGAGTAAAATGTACGGTGCAATTCTCACTAAGCTCTTGATGAATTTCATGTTCCGCATAACGAGAATCTAAATAAGTATTTCGCCCAATACGAACCTTAAAAAAACCTTTTAATAAATGATTTTTCAAGCCTCTACGTTGTTGTGTTAATGCTTCAACAATTTCTGCTACGGTTTTTACATTTAGCCTAAATTGGCTGCCAAATTGTTTAAGACTGCCGTAGAATTTGACATTGACCATTCTCTATGCCTCCATATTGAATGTGTATATTTGAGCCAATAACCATCATAAAGATCACGTTTTGAGAGCCTTTTCGGGGCGTGGTGCAATACTCGCTGATCCCCGACATAAATTGCCGCATGATTCGGCACTGGAGATTCAATACGCACTAATACCACATCACCCACCTGAATGTTTTCAAGCGAGACTTGATAAAATCCGTTCTCTTCTAAATGCTCAAGATAAAGATTTTCGCCTTGCCACCACCACTCATCAGCACGGGGATAATCAGGAAAATCAAAACCGCACAAATAATAGAAATCACGAAAAAGCGTGTAACAATCCATTTTGCCGTGTTCAAAAGTGCGGCTAATTAACGGCGCAATTTGGGGAAATTGATAAACCTCATCATCACAAATAAGCCACCAATCAAGAGCCGATAGAAGTTGCATTTGCCTATCTGCTAAACTCAATTTGGGATCTCCGTTAGGGTGGGAATGGACTAAGGCTAAAATTTCCCCTTTTTCTTCCGCCTTAATAAAATCGCCTGGTGAAACCTCAAAATAATTTTGCGGATCGGCTGCGATATTTTCACAATGAATAAGTTCAAGTTTTCCTTCAATAGATACAACAAAGCCGCACATTTCGAGCGGCTCACATTCTTTTGCCAGTGTCAGCAAGGTCTTTTTTAATTCATCAGGAATATTCATGTTTACCCCAATTTATCAACGCTTGGGAATCCACCAAAATTAGCGAGATTTCGTCTAAGAGCACAACCTGTTTTACATCGGCTGCATTTATCTTTTTTCGGATCGGTTGTCGGTTGATCTTTTTCATCAGCCACAGGCGGACCGTCATAACCGCATTCAACTCCTCGATATGGCCAAGGACACATCGTCAGAATAGTTCGGCAAGGAATCTGCGCACCGTCCATTTCTACCGGCGTAGCGAGAACAAAGCTGACTAAATCCCGTTTGTGTGAAGATAGTTGTTCAATTACAAAAATTGAAACCGTTTCAATACTTGGATCTGCGTATGGATTGCCATCTTCAAAATTGACTGCATCTAAGAACCGAACACAGACACGCCTACGTCTTACGATTGCGCCAAGGCATTGTTGGTAAGCGTAAATAATACGGGTCACAAATCCATTAATATTGCCTAAAGAAAGCGTAGGGCGATTGCTTGCACCCTGTGAAGACAATTTAAAACCGCTTGTTGCCACACCGTAGGGAACATATTCTTTACCTTGCCAGATGATAGGCTTGTCGTTTAATCCGGCACCGGCATAAAAGCGATAAAGCTCGCCGGCATTACCTTCTTTATCAAAATGTTTTCTTAAATCAATTTCCCATAGATCAATTAAGGCGGACTGTTCAAGTTTTGCCAGTTCCGCCTTTAGTTTTGGCTCACTCATTACAGCACCTCTTTAAATGTCATTGTAAACGTAGTAATGCCACCATTTTGTGTACTGCTCCAAGACGGGCAATAGACTTTTATATCTCGTTCTTCTTGACTGCAATACCACAGAAACGCCTGATATCCGCCACGTTTAGAAAGAAATGTACGTAAGGATTTGGCATTAGCTGAATTACAAATACAGCGTACGCCGGAAATATTCACCAAGTCGTGGTTTAATCCTTTCGGCGCACGTTGAGAATAGCCGTCCCCAAACTCATTATTGATAATATTGGGTTCGTGCGAGATGGAGTAGCCGCCTTGCACCGCCCAATTAAAACGCTCCAGCGTTCCCGTCACGTCTTGCCTCCCGTAACTCATATTGAATCATGCCACGAATTTTATCGACCAAGTCGCTAGTCCATTCAGAATGATCGCTAGATTGATCTTTTGACTCAAAGTGGTTTGTCATATTGATAGTAATCGTTTGTGATGAACCACCGCCAGCGTTCCGTTTACTGACTTCTTTATTGCTAAACATTCGCCCAGCATTACCCGGAATCATATATTGCATTCCGTTTCTCGCTTGGTAAATTTCAGGCTGGTTATTTTCACCGACACGATACATTTGATTGGCAGACATTACGCCGCCATTTTTTCGACCTGTAATAGCGAGAGCTTGGGCTGTAGCCATTGTCGCCGTCATACCGGCTTGAGCCGGAGCGGCATTTGCACCATAAGATGCCAAACTTACCATTGCCGCAGCCGGAGCATAAGCACTTGTTATCGTCGCAGCTTGAGCAATTTGCGCAGCCATTGTCGCTTTCGCCATTGCCTGCCCGATCACCATTTGCCGTACTTGAGCCATACCCATTTCAACAAGACTGCTAATCACGCTATTTAAAACCGTATTAGCGATAGATCGAAACGCATCTCTTAATGACGTTGTACCGGAAAGCAATCCGGCTATCGCATTCCCCCCATTGGAAGCCATCGCATCTAACGCATTACCGAATATCGCTGCGCCATCAGACGACCGTTTCCAAGCCTCCCATTCTGCCGCAATACGCTGCTCTCGATACTCATCTTCAATCAGTTTTCTAGCTTCTTCCGCTTCCGTGATGTTGGCTAAATAGGTTGCTTTAGCGGCGGTAAGCTCGGCAAGTTGTTGTTCTGAATTAACCGATAGGGGATTGTTACCACTTGCAGCTTTGATTGCGGCAATTTCTTGCTCCGCTTCCGCAATTTTAGCTTTATAAATCGCAATGCCTTCATCAATAGATTGAGTATCACGGGCAAAATCAATATCAAGCTGATAAGTCGGTTTTACCTTACTCATCGCACTATCAAAGTTACTCATTGCCGTTGTGACGTTATAAATTTTTTCGGCTAATTGTTCTGCTTGCTTTTTCTGTTCTTCAGTAGCGGCTGCGCCAAGTTGCAATCTGGCGGTATATTTTGCCGCCGAAAGCTCACCTTCATTTTGTCGAATGGTAACGATTTTATATTGCTCATTGAGCTGATTTAACTTATCAATGACTTGCTGTTTCGTTTGCAAATCTTTTTTGGCTGCTGATTCTGCCTCTCGGCTAGCTTTTTTAGCCGCGGCTTCTGCTTCTTTACGTTTTTTGTTTTGCTCTTCTAACTCCGCATTTTCACGGCTCATTGCAATTAACGTATTTTTTTGCTCCTGATTGAGATTTGCATGCTCAATAGCATATTCCTTTGCAGCTTGTGCCCCTTTTGTTAGCGCAATTTTTTGTTGCTCTAACCCTTTTTTAAGTGATTCAAAATTGGCATTTTGGGCGGCAGTTGCAAGTCCGCCCATTTCACCTTTAAGTTCTCGTAAATATTCCGTTACAAGACTGACATTGACCCCAGCATCAATGAGTTTTTGTGTAAATTTATGTAAGGCTTCCTTACCTGAATCTGTATTGCTTTCCAAAGAGTTTAAATAACCAACAAGATCATTAATACGTTCAGGGGTTGGGTTTTCCCCCACCTCAGCAAGCATTTTCCCGAACTTAAAGGCTTCATCTGTTGAAAGTCCAAAATTCTCAGCAAGCATTTCTGTTGTTTGCTTGATAGTCGAGGCTGCTGATGAAAATCTTGCATTTCCTGTTGTTGCCTCCATCATAGCTTCTGAATAAGAGTTAGCCTCAACGCCAAGATTGGATAGCGCCACGCCCATTTCTTTAACAGATCGAACACCTTCGCTAAATGCGTCTTTTTTCCATGACTTTTGTTCTTCAACTAGCTCCTTAATCGCATTTTTGGCATTTTTAACATCATATTCAAACTTATTAATCGCAGCATTTTTCAAATGTTGAGCTAATTCACCATTGGCTTTAACTAATCTGGCGTATTCATTAGATAAACCGACTAATCCTGTTTCAGAAATTTTTATTACTTTATCCAATTCGCTCATCGCATTTTTGAGATTATTTGCCTCATTTTTTGACTCAGATAGACCTGATAGGAAATCGGCGAGTAACAATCCTCCCACGGAAATTAACATACCAGCGACAGGACCTAAAACAAAACCGAGAGAACTGATTGATTTAACAAAGCTTGCAACGGTAACATTACCGGTAGCGGCGGAACGGGCAAGATCTGAAAGTCCGTTTTTAATTTGATTTAAATGTCCACCACTAAGTCGCACGGCTTGAGCTGTCTTTGTCATTTCGGTATCTAGTTTCTTAAACTCTTTCGCCGCTTTTCCAGTTGCTTTTTCCATGCCATCTAAAACGGCATTGACCTTGTCACCGCCAGTAAGCAAAGATTCAAGCTCCATGCTTACCGTATATGAAATTTCGCCAATATTATTTGACATCTAATCACCTCAAAAAACTTACAAATTTGTATATACCTACACTTTACAAATATACATTTTTGTATATAATAAAACTATCTTAAAAAACACGGAGGAATAATGAAACAAAGTGAGTTTTTAAGATGGCTGAAAGAGCAAGGCGTAATAGCAGAAAACGGCAAAAAACACCTAAAACTTTATTACAACGGCAAAATCAGCAGACTGCCTAGACACCCAAGCGAAGAGCTGAAAACAGGTTTAGTAGAAGGTGTAAAAAAGCAACTAGGCTTAAAATAATCCAAAGCCCCTGCTAAAGGGGGCTTTTCTTGATAAGGAGTAAATGATGTTATTTTATCCCGCTATCTTTGAACCCGACGAAAAAAGCGGCTATGTTGCCCACTTCCCACAATTCGGTGGCTTTACTCAAGGTGAAACCATTGAGGAAACCAAAGAAATGTGCGAGGATTTGTTGATTTCTTATCTTGAGGATTACTTTGATATGGATAAAGAAATCCCAATGCCGGATAAAGTCCAAAAAGGACAATATGCGATCGCATTACCGACATTAATGGTGGCAAAAGTGCTACTACATAATGAATTGGTAAAGCGCAATATCAATAAGGCAAGTCTAGCAAGATTACTTGATGCAAGTCCGGCAGAAGTTCAACGTATAATGAACTTACGCCATAACACGAAAATTAATACGATTGATCGTGCTTTTGAAGCGTTAGGCAAACAGCTAAAATTATCCCTCGCTTAACCGAGATTGTTCATATTCTGCCATTATCCGATCGTATTCGTCATCGGTGAAATGGCGGGATTTTTTCTGTGGTTGCTGGCTTTTAATTAACTGCTGAAACTCTGTCATTGTTAGATTTTCCGCATCTTGTCGGCTTAATCCAAATGCGGTTCTAGCAATACTAATATATTCAACCGCTTGAAATTCACTTGAATAACTCCCCGCGCTTTTATTTGCCGGTACATCCAACGGGCAACAACCAATCACTCCGTGCATCATTAAAAAACGTGCGATTGTAATAATGTCAGGATAAGGTAATGTTCCGCGAACATAAACCAAGCCATGTGTGCCTGATTTCCATTCTCCAATTAACCTCGAAACATCATCTTCACAACAGGCGCACAACACATTCATCGCATGTTGTAAAATTTTTCGTCCAAAAACAGGAGAGTGGATAACATCAAGCGCATATTCTTGAAGTGCAGTTGATTTTGCCCCTACTTTATCAAGCAACGCCCTAACTTCTGAACCGTGAAGTTCGGCATAGATTTGCACAATCTCAACGGGAGAACCGAGAACCGCCATTGCTTTCAATGACGGTTTGAAAAAGTAATCCCGTTCTGCCGTACTAATCAGGCATTCGCCTATATTGGTGATTGGTTTCATCATTATGCCGTGATAATTTCAAGGGTTGACGCATCGCCAACTTTAAACTCAACAGAGAAAGTAACAAGATCGTTTGTTGCTGACTCAGAGCTTAAAGCCGAGATAATCATTTTACCAATGAAAGTTAATGTGCCGTATTTTAGGCGCACCCATACATAAGGTTGCGTGCGGTTTTTAATTGCATTGACATAGATCGCTACAAGTGCATTAATCCCGATCGAATCTGATTTATCACGCTTACGCCATTCTCCCTCACCTGAAATTGTGAAGTCTGAATTGGTTACTAAGGATTCAGGGAAGCCTCCGGCATCATCCGCTTCGGATGTCACCGTATTAGGGCTAAAGTCCCAAGATTTGGTTGTCATTGCCCCTGCCGCTTTCCAATCAGCATTTGCCGGTTTTGTATCACCCGTACCGTACTCAAGAACAACGGTACGCCCCACCATTAAACCAGTATCAACAGTAGGTGTAGATTGAGCTGTTTCAGCCATAATGTATTTCCTTACTCGATTTGAGTGTTAATTAATCGTAAAGATAACCGTAAAACCATTCGATTATCCGTGGTAAAAATAGGCATCGGCAAACCACCGGTACATTCCAGATAACCAAACTCGGTGATGGGATTAGCTAATATTGCCTCCATAATTTCGCGTGCTTTTGATTCAATGGCATAGCCTGTACTTTTATCAGCGATAAGACTTAATAAGAAATAATGCTCATTGCTGTGATCGGGAATTTGAACACTTCCTCCGTCTGGTTGAATAACCAAATAGGGTGTTGAACCGCCTCGATCTTCCCATTGATATAGCTGCACAATAAAACCGTCAGAAAGTGCGGTAGATTCAAGCCATGTTTTTAAGGATTTTACAAAAGCAATCATAAGCGCATTTCCTCTTTAATAATGCGATCGATCTCTTCTTTTGATTCCTCAAAACCTAACTTTAAGAACTCCTTCCGTGCAGAAGGTTTTTTAAAGGTTTGTTTTACACTTGGATCGTGAACAAAGAGAGCATAATTCGCAGAATAGCCCACGCGCCCAATTAAACGCTTCCCACGCACTAAAATTTCGGTGTATTGACTATTAAGCAATGTTGAGGTATCAACCGGCGTATAATGTGCGGATTGCAGAGCAACGACTTTCAAAGAGCGATACATTGCACGATTCACTTTTTCCGCTCGAATTTCTCCGATTAATTCCGCCGTCATTCGTTTTGCCTTCTCAATTCCACGAACTCTTAACGCCATGTTATTGCCCCCCCGTGATCCAAGCAAAATCATCCGCTTTGCGAGAAAACGTATCAGCAAACCGCTGGATCTGAATAATTTCTTCCGCATCGACGGTCAAAGGATTAATAGAATCGCTTTCACCAATTAGTACAAAATCGCCTAATTTAGCTTCTGAGTATTCACTCCAGATCACATTTTTTACGGTTTTTTCTCGCCCTACATCAATATTTACTTTGCGCGAATCAGCTCCATAATCGCAATCAATGAGGATAGGGGAGGAAAACTGAATAATTCCGTCATCATCTTTGCCTAGATTGCGCCATAAAGTAGCCTTTGCCGTATAAGACCAATTTGAAATATCAGACATCGCAACCACCTACCACGCTAAAGAAACCGACATTTTTCTCTTTGGGTAATAGATCTGCTGTAATTCCCAACGGATCAAGCCCTCGTACCGCCGCTTTAAGATTTCCGATCACGTCTTCGCCAAAATCAAAAGAACGGCTTGCTCCACTTGGCGCACCTTCCGATTTAATCCGGCGTGCGCCCGAACTTACGGATAAAACCGCAACAAGATAGAGCTTAATCAATTCTTGTGTGACATCAGGGTAGTCGCTTTTATCAAATGCCACATCAAGGGTATCCACTTGTTCAATAAACCGCTCAAGCAGCGATTTTGGCGGTGAATATCCCATCTCTTCAAGAAACGATTTAGCATCAGAACTCAAGATTGCCGCCGCCATTTTATTTATCCTTTTGAGGTTTTGGTTTAGTCCTAGAGTTTTCTTTTGGAATTTCTAATTCACCATCAGTTTCATTCAAAACAACGGCGCGCCCAACAAAAGCTGCCGGCATTTCGGCAACCGTCATTTCTGATCCGATAGGTAATGCTTGAAATTGCCCGTTTAATACACCATAGCAGCCACGATGGGTGATTTTGATTCGTTTCATTTGATACTCCAAAAATAAAGGGGCTTTCGCCCCTCATTGGTTTTAACCTTTAGCATTAAAGACTTTTGATTTACCGTTAAAATCACGCTTAACTTGTAAACCAAACGCAGACCACACCATTGATTGATAGTTATCAAATGGGTTTTGACGCGGAATCATAAACGTACCAATCGGCGCCGCAATACGAGTTTTTAAATACTGTGCATTGCGCACATAAGCAATGAAATGGTTATCTTTCAATGCAAATGTTGGCTCAATAGAGTCAACACGACCATATTTGAGAATATAGTCTTTGATCGTCCCCTCTTTATATCCGTTAGCATTGGAATAAGGACGATCAAGATTACGGTTGATCTCAGGCGATACCCATACTTTCACTTTCTCGCCGACAAGATTATCATCAAGCACTTTGGCAAAATTACCGGTAAAGAATTTAATCACATCGTCTGCATCCGCTGTGGTTAAGTTGATATTTAACCCGCTTCCGCCTAAATCAATCTGATTAGTGTTTTCGTGGTTAGTGATACCACGTGCAGCAAAGTTATTAACGATGAGCTTGTCATCACCAAGTAACACATATTTCGCCATATTCTCACGTAGCGCAGCTACTGCTGCCTCTTGGTCATCTGACATAGCATCGATATTTTCAGACTGTAACCCTTGCCATTCACGCCATTCGCGACCATAGCCGGTACTGAAAATCGGAATTGGATCACCGTATTGATCATAGATAACTTTATCCATTGATTCCGGTACTTGACCACTCATAGAACGAGTTACAACGCCAGCATCGCTTGATACACGATACATTGCCACGGTTTTACCGATAGAAATCGATGTACCAAGAGAGAGTAAATCATCTAAGATTGGATTACCTTGGTCATCACGGAAAACGCGGGTAGTGACCATATCGACTTCACGCCAATAGTCTTTATCAAGCAATGCGGCTTGGTTTACTGAAAGCGATTGCCCATATTCAGCAGCTAAGCGAGATTGATTAGTATTGAATACTTGGCGTTGTAATAACAACTGATCCCACGCTTGTTTTGCCTGAATTGAATTTGTGATTAGGTTCTTGTTAAAAATGATACGTTCCATTATTACCCCTTAAATTAATCGCACTTTTACCAATTCCGCACCATCAGATGACACGGTGTAGGTTTCACGTGCAATGAAAATTGCTTGATCTGAATCGCCCGCTTTTTTTAGCGTACCATCACCATTTGAGGTTAGCTTATCGCCCTCAATTAAGGTTTCAGATGTATTAACTAACACATAATAATCCGTCAAACTGTCACAGATTACCGCCACCCCCGTTGTACCGGCTGGCACGACATGACGAATATCGCCGCCACCTAAGTAGTTAGGTTGTAATACAAGCGCTTGAGTAGATTTTCCGGCTTGGTTGTGTGTTTTAAGTTTATCGTCCTCTAAAAACACCAACGCACCGGGCTGAATACTTTCTGCTGTCGGTGCGTCTAAGGTTTGTGGACTGTTATTGCGAGCTGGGCCGGCAATAATTGTATGATATCGTAGTTTTGCCATTATTCTGGAGCCTCCATATTTAATAAATCATCATTAACGGTATTGCCATTAAAGGCAGCATTTACCGCTGTACTTTTCACGGTTTTAGCATAAAGCCCGTTTAACGCTTCATTTGAAAGTGAATTTACTGCAGTTTCATCTAAACCAAAGTGCGCTTTTACTGCTGAGCGTTTAGTTGCTAATTCAGCTTCTTGATTTGCTTCCATTCGAGCCTCAAATTCCTTGTTTACGGCTTTCTCGATTTTCTTATCAAGATCTTCTTCATCTTCCGATTCGTCTTTTTCAGTTTTATCGGTTGGTTTTTCTTTTTCACCGTCAGTCGGTTTCGCCTTGTCTTCCTGAAGTTTGTTATACGCCGCCAATAATTGATCGTCGTCTAAGCCTTCAGTTTTTACGCCAGCAGCGTTTAACGCATTAATAATTTTTCCTCGCATTTGCTGATTTTCCTCATTTGCTGTGATTGTGTGATATTCCACTTTTTTAACGACTTCGACCGGAGCGCCAACAAGATTAGCCAAGCCGTCATCATTAATTAAGTAGCTTTGTTTAAATCGCTTACCTTGATCTTCATAAATGAAATAATCAGGATAAACGGACTCAATATAACGATAATATTCCTTATTTTTAGGGTTGAGTTGCTCTGATAGCGCACGATAAATCTCATCAAACGAAAAGGCAGAATTTGCCGTAAAAAACCACCGCACTCTATCAAATAGCTTTTCTTTTCTACAGTCTGCCGCATTGTTGAGGCTAACTCGTTCAACATCTAGCTTTGCGCCATCTTGATTGACAAAAATCCCTACACCATCATTTGGTGTGGCCGCCCCCGGTTCATCAAGCAAGATCGCAATGTGATCGAAAAACATATTTGTTGCGATCCATTGGTACTTTTTACCATTTGATGATTTACCACTGCAATCAACTTTATTTAGGATTAATCCTGTTGAAACATGGATAGGTTCGGCATCATCTGATGATTCCATCTCGTCAAGCCGAGACAATAGCCGCTTACCGTTTTCAGAACCTTCCGCAAAACGGATATTGATACACATATCTACAAGCACCCGTCCGTTTTCTTTTCGTGCGTTACTCGCCCAAGCCCCGACATGGTGTTTATTTACCGCCCGAACATCTTGCGCAGAAATATAGCTACCTTCAATTTCAGGATGACCCAAGGGCATAAAATTCCCCTCAAGGGTTTTATAGCCTTTATCAATTTCATCAGCAGGGTAGAGACCACCATTCATCACGACATCATCGACTATCGGCACTACGCCTTTAATAATCAAATGCAGTTCATTATCAATCGTTTCACGTGTGATATTTTTACTATTCACCGCAGATAAAACGTGAATATTACTTTTCATTTAGCTGTTTTCCTCTTTTTGATTGCTTGTACCCATTTTGTCCGCTCCTCATTTAATGTTTTAACCAATGGCTCTACATCGCTTGTACCATCATCATTTAAGACGATTACAGACTGCTTGCAGTAACAATTAAAGCGATTCCCGTCTTGCTGATACCATGCCTTCACTTCGTCCACATCGAAACATTTGCCGTGGCGTGCAGCATGGGTCAAACGGGTAGTGGGCTTTAAAGCAGAAAAGTGCAAAAGTTTAGTGTTAAGCCCTAATACTTCTTTCGCCTCAATTGCTTCGTCCCATTCCGCCCGACGATAAGCAGATAATTGTTCTGTTTGAGCAATTAATTTGGCTCGCTTTGCGGATATATCCAAACGTTTCTTAATTGTGCGAGCTGTTGTTTTTACGTTATCACCATTTAAAACTGCCTCCGTGATCACGTTCGCCAATTCTTTACGCAACCCGTCAGATAACCCTTTCCAGTCGCTATAAGCTGCTGTACGAGCTATTGCAGCTCTATTGAAATAAGACGAAGAGAAAATAACAGATTGCAGATTGCGCTCATTACGATAACGCTCGGATTGCAACGATAGATCCGTTACTGCCGATTGTGTTCCCTTAAGCATTGCCTCATCAAGGTAACTGTCAAACCATAATTGCACACCTTGGTTGCTGGCAGACAACAAAGTACGGTCAATAATTCGTTGAATTTCCTCTAAGACCTCACCTAACTCGAAAGCCGTTAAATCAGTCTCAATAAAATCCGCACGATTTATCATCTTTCGTTGCAATCGTTGATTAAGATATGCCAACAACTCTTTTGAAATAATGTGATAAAGCCCATCAATATGTCGCCAAGCTAACGCAACGGATTTTCCCATATTGAGCGGATCGGCTTGATTAACAGGAAACCGTAACGGTTTAATCTTCCGTATCTTCATCATCAAGCTCCGGCGGTAGCATATTTTCTGGTAATGGCACAAATCCTAAAGATTCTCGCACTTCATTTGCACTGATAGCTGGTGTTCCGAAGGCAGATTGAGTAGTTGTTGCAACATTTGCAAGAGCTTGAGCGTTTGCGATTTTTTCTTTTTCACCCGGCGCAAGTAAATCTGACCAAGAAACCGTGATCTCATCTGTTGCTGGCGGCGGAATAATGCCAATTTGCCAGAACCTCGTAACAAGTTGAGCAATTACATCACTTAAAAAACCATTACGGCGAGTATTACAACGTTTAGCCCAATCCATTTTATCTTCATCAGAGGCAAGTCGCCCCGTTTGCTGACCGAATAGAATTGTAAAAGGGATTTGAACGGAAGCCGCAAATTCATTCGCCGAAACCTCCCAAGTTGGTTTTGGATCTGCCGGTGATACGGATAATACCTGCGCATCACCTTCTTGTGTTACCAGTGCGGAATCTGTACCGCTGTTGAGTTTTTGAATTTGGCTATTTAACGCCTCATTGAAATTCTTAAATCCAAGTCGTTTTGAGGCATTTTCTAATTCCGAGAGATTTACTTCTTTAGAAACCTTAATGCCCAATTGACGACTGGCATTTTTCAAGAATCCTTCCGCACTTCCTCCTGATGTTTTTTCTAGATCCAGCAGTTTGTTATAGCCGGGTTCTAATAGTGATATACCACTTTCAGGATTATTCGTTTCTCCACCCTCATTAAACAAAATGACACGGCTACGATGAATAATTAAAGATCGTCCTTTTTTACCCTTAGTGAAAGAAGATTCATTAAATTGATAAGTTAATGGCTCACCGTAATCTTCGGAAAGCGGGTCATCTTGCGTACTGGCGACTTTTAATTGTTCTTCCCATACAGGAATAAGTTTAACTAGCCCAAGCATACCAAGAGATGAAAGAGATTGAGGTTCAATTTCCTCTTTCCAGTCTTTTCCATCTCTCACTTGCAATAGTAAACCGGAATAACGCCCGACTAAATTACGTAGATCCGCCTCCTTTACTGATCGCCAATGTTTTTTCATTAGAGATTCAATAAGCGCTTCCCACTCACTGGTTTCTTTTGACTCATTTTCTGTTCCGCCCTCTACAATGATAGGTAAATCAGCCCAAGAGCCATCTAAAAGACGAGTTACTGCCGCAAATGCAACTGCATTGCGTTTATAAGCACGATAGAAGTTACGAAAATCAAGTTTACTTGGATAACCAAATTCAGCCCACAATGTCCGCCGTTTGGCATTCCCTGTCCCAAAAAGCGCACTTAAAAAGGCTTGTCGTTGTTGTTCAAAATCCATAAATTACCCCAATAGAATCCCAACAGCTACCGGCTGATAAAGTTCCGTCAACGCATAAACCATCGCATCTAATCGGTCAGGAGATTTTTTTGCTGTTACCGGTACATATTCCATAAGCTGATTTTCTAGTTTGTATAGTGAGCCGGCGTGCCGAACCTTGCCCTGTGTATATAAAGCTGAGATTGGCTCTGCCCGGGCAAATTTACTTTTATTAGCATGAATTCGAATAATTCGACCTCTGAAACCAGCATTCTTTAAAGTTTCTTCTGCCATATCGCCCCCTTGATTTGTTTCAATCACAATACAATCGGCATTGTGTTCTTGATAGGCGAGTATTGCTTTAGTTGCCCAATCACTTGGCGAGTATTTGCCTGAATAATCTGCATCAACAGAATAAAATTGATCACGTCCGTAACCATAGCCGCTTGCCACAACAATTCCGGTTTCATCGCTTTCATCAGAATTTGTTGCTTGCGGATCGATAGCAACAACAGTGCGAGTTAATTCGAATGCTATGACAAGCTCTCGCGCAGCTACAATCATTGATTCGGTCCATAATGCACCTTCCGCATTAAATCGTCTTGGCGCTTGCATATACTGTGCTTCAGCGGTTCTGCGATGCGAAAACAAAGAGATTCGATGAGTTTCATTATGTTTCTTTTCCCATAACCAGCCATCGGGTAAGCCGTGTTCAATCTGAATGCCATGAGTATTTTCTTCCGGATATGGAAGTGAATTATCAATTAAAACCGGAAGATTTAAGTGATGCCATTTTTCACCACTTCCGCCCCGCAATAGATAACCACTTAAATCGTGATAATGGATACGTTGCATAATCACAATAATTGGCGTGGTTTCTAACGCTAGGCGAGATTTAATCGTTTCATTAAAGCGATTATTTACGTCGTTACGAACCACATCAGAATAAGCCTCATCAGGCTTAACAGGATCATCAATGATCAATGCTCCTTGCCAACCACTCTCCATATGCCCGGCGCGAAACCCCGTCACCTGCCCCCCGGCAGATGAAGCATAAACACCGCCGTTTTGTTCTGTCCACCACATTGATTTACTATCGCTATCATCACGAAGAGACATTGGCCACATAGACTGAAATGCGGCAGATTTAATCATTGAACGAGCCGTAGCAGAGTTAAGTAGCGCTAAATTATGCGAATAAGATAAATGTAAAAAACGTGCACGGGGGTTTAACGCAAGCCCTCTCGCAATAAAATTGATAGAGGCTAATTCTGTTTTGGTGTAGCCCGGTGGCACATTGATAATTAAACGATTAATTTCACCATCGATTACTTTCTGCAATGTTTGAATAATAACCCTATGATGAGCATTAATAATCATCTTTCCACCCGTTCGATGTTTAAAAAAATAACGGGCAAAATAAAGTCCGTCTAATTCGCATTCAAGTTTACGGGCTTGTGAAATATTATCAGCAATCATCTTCTTTCAGCATTTGCCGCCTTACTTCAGCATAATCCTCTTTATTCATTTGTTTAATTTCAATCGGCGCACCATTTATCCCAGCGTGTTCGGTAATTTGCGTTTCTTTCCAACCCGCTTGTGACTTCAAAAAGAAAATCATTGCGGTAGTGTTACCACTTTTGATTTTCTCCATTAATTTATTTGTAACGATGGCAATACCTTTCGCTTTTCCTCTTTTTATAGCATCGGCAAAATCGGCAAAATCTCCTTTTCTATTTCGCAGGGTTCTTTCGCTAATTCCCAAACTATCTGCTATTTGCTGCTGTGTTAATCCATTAGCAGCCAAAGCCTCAACTTGCTTTAAATCGATTTCTATTTTAGGTTTTGTTTGTTTTTTCATATTTCCACCTAAAAGTTGGAGCGTATGGATCGGTGTTGCACCGTCGCTGTTCGTATGGACTACGTCATCGCCTACTTCATACGCAATAAATTACGTTCTTTTTTCTCCTTTATACATTCCGGCTCCTCGTTTTTGGATTTCACTAAATGGTAGTATTGGACAAGTTAAGCGTCCTTTGGCTTCCGGATTTAAAAAATAAATATAACGTAACTGATAACCATCTAATTCTTTACCGCCTAGCGCTCGCCATTCAGAGATGTTTCTTGGCTTTACTTCAACACCTAGTCGTTTGCATAATTGAGCGACTGTATCAATATTCCAGTTTGCCGTTAATGTCATATTGGCAATTCTTGTTCCATCGGGGAACTCAATCAAGGTTTTATTAGGATTGATTTGGGTTAAAACAAATCCGCTGGCACGATAAATTGTGCCATCTCCACATTGTGAACCATCGCTAAAGCTCAGAATCCATTCGATATGCGGATAATGTTTTTTGATTAATTTAAAGGCTATGGATAATGCTCGGCTTTCGCTATTGCGGGGTAGTACATCGCTAAATGCCATTCTATTTAGTTCTAACATGCCATTCCAAGCGGTATCTTTGACTAAAGGTAAAACTTTGCGCTTATCCATTGGTGACCCGAAGGACATTACACCTTCTAACTTACCATTTAAGAAAACACCAAAATGTAAAACGCTATTATTGACCACTTTCCCGCTGTAATGAACTTTACGAACAAGAGCATTCGCAGCCGATGATTTTATCGGTTTTACAATAATATTTTTGGCACTAACTGTTTCCATTTTGTTTTAACCATTGTTCGCAAATATAGGCGATAGCATTACCATTTGAATTTTCATTTAATCCCGTATCAATTAACGGGGATGTTTTTGCTTTTAAAATAGCATCATCAACAACTTGAGCCTGCTCATCATGTAATGTAAATGTCTTGCGCTGAAAAGGATCTTTCCCTCCATCAGGTAGAACAGGCATTTCGGCTCCAATATCCAATAGCTTATCTAGCACATCATTTTCAAAACCAATCAGAGATAAATTAAAGTCAAGTTCCGATAATTGCTCAACTTCAACCCGAAGCATATCAAGATCCCAGCCGGCATTTAAAGCAAGTTGGTTATCCGCAATAATATAGGCTTTTCGTTGTGCTTTCGTTAAACCAACTAAACGTACTGCCGGCACAGATTCTAAATTTAGCTTTTGGGCGGCTAATAATCGTCCGTGTCCGGCAATAATCCCATTATCTTCATCAATTAGAATAGGATTACAAAAACCAAATTCTTTAATGCTTGCTACAATTTGATTTACTTGATTGTCAGAATGTGTGCGGCTGTTATTTACATAGGGGATCAAATCCCGAATATTTAAATACTCAATTTCAAGATCTTGTTTAGTAGTCATTGGCTGGTTCACCTTTTTTATTTCTGTGCTTGTTCTACTCGCCACTCTCGAATCTTATCAACCCGATTCAGACACATATCACGCTCACGCTTGAGAATGACAGCATACTGTGTCACATCGCCGTAGGTGCTACCACTGAATGGGGTTTTGTCTAAATGAGAGATGAAAGCTGCAGGGAGCGTAGGACAAGCGGTAATTACCGGTTCATTCTTGGCGCAAGAAGTCGATAACAGAGCGAGGAGCATTGCTGTTATAGGCATCACTGCTTTTCTCTTGCTGAGAAATTGATTTAATAACGTCATTGGCTTTATTCCTTGATTCGGTTTCTTGCTTACTGAGTTCTAGTGTCAATCGTTCATTTTCCTTGGCTTGTAATTCAAGCTTAGAAATGACCGCACTTTGTTGTGTAATAGTTTGGGCTTGCGTTTGATTCTTGGCTCTTAAGCTAGAGATTGTGTTGTGCTGAACCCTTAACCAAAAGCACAAGCCCAAAATAAGAAAAAGTGCGGTAAGTTTTATCTCACTTTCAACTCTCTTAAACATAATGCTTTTTCCTTTTCTCGCCGTATCTCAAGCCCACGTAATTTCTTACCGCCGGCATAAACCCACTTCGGTAATTCATTACACGCTCCGATATAATCACCTGCGTTAGCTTTGCGGAACATTGTTGATTTACGCATTGCACCACAGCCAACGTTAAATACAATTGAAGTCATTGCATCAAATGTGCCTTGAGATAGATTCTTACCGTTGCCGTATTGATTAACGCAGCGTTCTGCTATACGTAAGTCATTCGCCCAACGGTCAGCAATTTCTTTATCCGTGTAACGTTTATTGGGATTGATAGCACCTCCGCTTACTTCTGTCGAACCAATACCCACCGTTAATACATCAGACGGGCATTGATAAGGGTCACGGCGGCAACCTTCCGCATTACCGATAATTTCCATTCCGACTTGACTGGTACGTAAGTCAGGGTGATTCAATTGAAGTAGCCCGATAATTACTGAGATTGAACAAGCTGCAATGATTTTCTTTTTATGTTTCATTCAATTAACTTCCCTTTCTTATCACGAATGCCAATTCGAATTTCTTCTAACTCTATCATTCGCTTTTTATGACGTGATTCGCGAATATAGCCGCAAATAGTCACAACAATACCGATTAATATTGCCCATTCGCTTAAGGTCAACACACCAAAAAATGAAGTGAGCCAACCATAGACTTGAGATTCAATCGGAATGTCTTTTAATGTTTCTTTCATTCTGTTCATGCTCCGCCCCCTTTCTTTGAGGCAATAAAAAAGCTCGCCTATTAAAGCGAGCCATAGTTCTGTTAAGATAAAGTTCCCACACAATAAAATAACAGAGGTTTAAAATGAAATTAAATCGTACATTGCAAAAAGAAATCTTACTAAAACTTGCTGAAACCTATCCCCATCCTAATGGTGAAGAATTGGTTTACTATGCTAATAAGGGAATCGGATACACTGGTTTTAACAACTACCCCTACGATCATATTGTTGCTAATCTATTTTACCTACAAGAACATCAACTTGTTGATGGTTTTTCAATAAAATATGCATTGGGGGGAGGTTCCGTAGAGAATTTTTATAGTGCAAGATTAACTAATAAAGGTGCTGACTTTTTGCTTGATGATGGCGGACTATCGTCAATATTAGGAACAATCACCGTAAAATTTCACGAAGACACATTAAAAGCATTACTTACAAGCAAAATTCAATCAGCAAATATTCCAGAGTCAGAAAAATCTACTTTACTTTCTGCATTGAAGAATCTAAGCGGAAAAGCCCTAGAGCAGGTAATAACGAAATTGGTTGATCTCGGCTTTGAGAATGCGGATCAAGCCATTCCTCTGCTGAAAATAGCGTTTGAGTCTTTACAGAAATCTGTTTCTTAAAAATAAGGCTCCCAATTAGCTTTCCGGTTTGATTGCGAATAGGTAGTGAAAATTGCTCAATTTCTTGTTTTCGGGAAGAATTAGGAATAGAGAGCATTAAGCGATCTTTTTCATCTAACCAAACTTCAACACCTAAAAATGCGAAAGGCTGAACAAGTTTATTGTCTTCCATTTTTTACCACCAACAAAAAAGCCCCAAGCATTCCAGCTCAGGGCTATATCAGATTTATGGCACTCTGTACCGGAATCGAACCAGTATCGATGACTTAGGAGGTCATTGCTCTATCCTGTTGAGCTAACAGAGTAAATATATAATAAAAAGCCCCGACTATTTCTAAATCAGGGCTACCAAAATTCACTTGTGCGTTGCTTACTTGCAAAAAACCTCACTGTACGGGAAATAATAAACCTAAAGGGTACCCTTTTCAAGTATTTTTTATTAAAAATTTACAAATCATGGCTTTTCATCTCAATAACCCGAATGCACTTACCTAAAAAAGTTACCCGAACTAAGTTATTTTCAGCAATATCAAAACTTGATCCGGCATCTTCATTCATTGCTTTGGCTCTCAATATGCCGTCAGGAGACTGGAATAACCGTCTGACATAAACCTCATTATTCATAATAAAAAGATAAACACCCTCGCCGGAATATTTGTCTAAGGTCGTATTAACTAAAACAATATCGCCTTTATTGATAGCAGGTTGCATAGAGTCATTAAACATCGTAATCATCGAGATTCCGTTAGTGTTACGTAATTTAGCGATCTCAATTAATCCGTCATCGGAAAACACAAGGCTTTCAAATAAATTGTGGAAATCGTCATTAATCACACCTTGATGAATCGGTAAATTATTAACAGTAGAATGTTCTAGACCTGTTTTCTGTTTTTCCCTCTGTGATCTTAACTCATCTTTTGCCAATTTATCAGAGCTAAAAAAATTATTAGTAGTGGTTGTAATAGGGGAGTTTTCAGCATTTCCACCAATGTTTATAGCCCCTCTATCGCCATAAAGTAGCCAGTTTGGATCAACTCCAAGAACTGAAGCCATTTTTATTATTTTTCTGGGGTTTTTTGTTTCTCCCGAAAGAATTCTTTGCATTGACGGCTGCTTAATTCCTACCATTTCTGCAAACTCCGTTTGATTTATATCCTTTTCTTTTAACAGTTTATTTAATCTTGTGGCAAGCGTACCCAT